ATCAAGGCAATGACGGAACGCATATTTTTAGGTCTGCCGTATCAGGCACCGCTGGAAACCCGATTACATGGGTGGATTGCCTTGTTTTAGATTCAACAGGTGCTGTAGTAGCAAAATCACCAACAGGTGGCCTAGGCTACGGCACAGGTGCTGGTGGAACAGTAACGCAGGCTACGAGCAAAGCTACTACGGTCACGCTAAATAAGCCGACTGGAAAAATCACGATGAATAATGCTGCTCTGGCAGCAAGTACAGCAGTAGCTTTTCAATTGGCAAACTCACTTATAACAGCAAATGATACTTTAATATGTTCTATTGATGGTGGAACTGCAAATTTTGATTATATTATTCAGTCGTACTGCGGTGCTGGTTATGCTCAAATCCGTTTATCAAATAATGGTGCAATTTCCCGGTCTGAAGCTGTTGCAATCAATTTTGCCGTTATCAAAGGTAGTACAACATGATATTAAAACAAGTCCTCCATGATATTCCCACAAACTCTGTAGAAGCGACTTGGGTAACCCGCACAGTCGCCCCTGATGTTGAGGTGCCTGAAGTCCCCGCAGTGCTGGACGAAGAAGGCAACGTCATCACGCCTGCCATACCCCCGCACACGGAACCCGGCGCGGTCACAGAAGTACAAGCCCGGTGCCACTCCTATGCCGATGTCCAGATGGACATGCTGGAAGCCGATCTGGGTGACGACGCACCAGACTATGCCGACCTGATTGCTTTGGTGCGCTCAGGCATCAAACCCTACATCCCGCCACCTCCGGTTGTCCCCAGCGTCATCACCATGCGCCAAGCGCGTCTGGCTCTGCTGCAAGCGGGACTGCTGAACAGTGTCAACACGGCGATGGAGCAAGCAGATCAAAGCGCTCAGATCGAGTGGGAATACGCCACTGAGGTTATCCGCACCGATCCGCTGGTGCAAGCCATGCAGGCAGGACTTGGCATGACCGATGCCGACACGGATGCGCTGTTTACTTTAGGAGCTTCGCTATGACTGAAGACGTAGTAGTCCCAATTAAACCTTTACCCCCTATCTTTGGACGCTGATGTTTGCTGCTCTCCTATCCTTTCTAGGTGGGTCTGTCTTTCGCATGTTGTTTGGCGAGATAAGCTCTTGGCTGAACAAGAAGCAGGATCACGCCCATGAGATGGACAGGATGCGTTTACAGAGTGAGCTAGAGAACATGCAGCACATGCGGAACCAAGAGGCTCTGAAGTTACAGTCAGAGCTAGGCATCAAGCTGGTTCAGGTTCAATCCGAAGCTGTAGTTGGGCAGATAGAAGCAGACGGCTGGTTGGAGGCAGTCAAGGGTACTACCAAGACTGTGGGTATCTGGTTCATTGACGCTTGGAACGGGATCATCCGACCCTTCGTAGCTACGTGGGCAGTAATCATGGTTACTCTACATTTTGCAAGCACGGGCTGGGTTCTTGATGAAAACGGCTGGAGCTTGTGCGGTGCAGCATTGGGTATCTATCTTGCGGATAGGTCGCTATTTAAGCGCGGAAAATGAACGCTCTGGACATAGCCGCTTCTCTATGTCGGCAGTTTGAAGGTCTATATTTGAAGCCATACCTCTGTCCCGCCCTCGTCGCGACGATTGGTTACGGATCGACAAGATACGAAGACGGGCGCAGAGTGACCTTGGCTGATCCTCCTATAACCAAGGAGAGAGCTACAGAACTGCTTATGTGGGAGCTAAACAAGGTCTGCGTCCCTGCTGTGAAGCGGTCTTGTCCTGAGCTTAAAGAACCCCGCAAGCTGGCTGCGTTGCTTGACTTCACATTCAATCTAGGGTCTGGTAACCTGCACAGCAGTACGCTTCGCAAAAAAGTAAACGCAGAAGATTGGGATGCGGCGCAGCTAGAGTTAGCCAAATGGGTGCGAGGTGGAGGAAGAGTTCTACCCGGCCTAGTCAAACGCAGGACTGCGGAAGCAGCACTACTAAGGGCTTTATGAAATACATCACCACACCTCTGCTGGGACTATTCGCAGCCTTGTTTGGGCTGCTTTGTCCTGTTCTGGTTTTGTTTGCACTGCCATTTATCAAGTGGGACAAACTACCCTCTGCCGGTTCATGGGGTACTCATTACACAATCCGCGGTGATCTACCTAAACGTTTAAGTTGGTTCAGTACACCAGATGAACGCCTGCCCGGTGGCCTATACGAACCCACAGTAGACGCAGTGTTTACACGCTTCGGAAAGACGGTCTGTTCTTACTACTGGCTAGGTCTTAGGAACCGCGCTATGGGGCTTGCGGTGTTCCTTGGTAAACCAACAACAGACTACATTCCAGAAGAGCCTATGGGATTTTGGGAGCGCGATGACATTTGGCGCTATGCAAAAAAGCTGGGTAAGTTAAAATTCGTTACCGGTTATCAGGTGTACCGCAAGCTGGACAAGTCATTCGTGGCAGTTCCGGTATTCACACTCAAACGATATTAAGCGTGGGAGGGTGCTGTGCCGTTACAAAAAATCGTACTAAAATCCGGTATCAATAAGGAAGGAACCCGCTACACCACTGAAGGCGGGTACTATGAAAGTGACAAAATTCGCTTTCGTCAAGGTACGCCTGAGAAGATTGGTGGCTGGATAAGGACTTCTACCAATACATTTCTTGGCGTATGTCGTTCTCTGTGGTCATGGGTTTCTTTATCCAATCAAAATCTTACTGGCGTTGGTACTAACCTTAAATTCTACGCAGAGAGTGGTGGTTATTACAACGACATCACCCCTCTAAGGGATACCGTAACGCTAGGTGCAAACCCTTTTGCCACAACATCAGGATTATCAACAGTAGTTGTTACTGATGCGCTTGGTGGGTTTATTGATGGTGACTTTGTTACGTTTTCTGGAGCAACTGCGGTTGCAGGAATAACGGTTATTGGTGAATATCAAATCACCTTTCTTACATCAACGACATATCGGATAACCACAACAGGAACAGCTTCTTCAAACGCTACGGGAGGAGGCGCTGCTGTTGTAGCGGAATATCAAGTTAACGTAGGTCCATCCTATGTTGTTCCGATTTCCGGCTGGGGCGCTGGAGCATGGGGTGGTGGCACATGGGGTATGGGATCAACCTCAACAGACGCAGTAAGAATTTGGAATCAAGATAACTTTGGCGGCAACCTAGTCTTTGGCCCCAGAGGTGGCGAGTTGTATTATTTTGATCCAACAATAAGCCTTACTACAAGAGCTACTCCAATAAGCTCTATGGTTGGAGCTTCTGATGTCCCGCTGTACCAAAATAAAGTTCTTGTATCCGATGCAAGCCGGTTTGTTCTTGTATTTGGAACAAATGACTACGGAAGCACAGACCTTAGCCCAATGCTTATCCGATGGTCTGACCAAGAATCTGTAAACAACTGGACGCCTGCTGTTACAAATCAGGCTGGTAGTCTTCCACTTTCACATGGTTCTTACATTGTCACCGCCGTCCAGCTTCGGCAAGAGATAGTTGTATTTACAGACTCTGCTGTTTATGGACTTCAATACTTGGGCGCTCCACTTGTCTGGGGTTCTCAGATTCTTGCAGACAATACATCCATAGTTGGTCCTAATGCAACTTCCGTGGCTAGTGGTGTTTTGTATTGGATGGGATACGACAAGTTCTATAAATATGATGGTCGCATTCAAACCCTGCGGTGCGATCTGCGCCAGCACATATTTGGAGACATAAATCAGCTTCAGTACGAGCAAGTATGCTCAGGAACCAATGAAGGTTTTAATGAAGTATGGTGGTTCTATTGCTCTGCTGGATCAGACACAATTGACAAATATGTCATATATAACTACCTAGAAGACATTTGGTACTACGGAAACATGGCGCGTACTGCTTGGCTTGATTCTGGCTTGTGGTACTACCCTGTAGCAGCTACGTATTCAAACAACCTAGTTACACATGAAAATGGTGTTGATGACAATGTAACTGGTACACCGCAGCCAATAGATTCTTATATCCTTACGTCTGAATTTGACATTGGCGATGGTCACAACTTTGGTTTTGTTTGGCGCATTCTTCCAGACATAACCTTCCGTGGTTCTACTGTTGACTCATCTCCGCAGGCTACGATGTATCTATTCCCATTGCAGAACTCAGGTTCTGGATATAACGATCCAACATCTGTGGCAGGATCGGACAACGGAGTGATAACCAGAACAGCTATTGTTCCTATTGAGCAATACACAGGTCAAATAAACGTCAGAGTCCGTGGCAGGCAGATGGCGTTTAAAGTCGGCTCTAATAAGTTAGGAACCACTTGGCAGTTAGGTTATCCAAGAATTGACATCAGGCAAGACGGACGTAAATGACCGTCCCATCGGTCTATATGTCAATAAAATATGGCAACTACCACAACACTCTCCCTACAGAAGTCCAAAGCACCAGCACTGCCATTTGCTGGAAGGGAATACTCAGAATCTGCTTTAAACCAGCACAACAACATTCTGCGTATTTACTTCAATCAACTCGACAACATCATAGGCCAGCTTGTGTCCACAATATCAACTGGGGTTCCGATAACCTTCCCTGATAGCGCAATAGATGCCTTTGGGAGATTGGTTACTTCTCAGCCCTATACGTTGTTCGACAGTCAGAACCGCTATGGGATTGACGATCAGTTTGATACCTCAACTGCTACGGGCGGCGCTACTTCGTTTTTGTCAAACGAGTCTTCAGTACAACTAAGTGTCACAACGGCATCTGGTTCTGAAGTTGTACGTCAGTCATTTAGGAACATGGCGTATCAGCCGGGTAAAGGTTTAACCTTCCTAGCTACCTTTGTTATGGGTGCGCCTAAGACTAACTTGCGTCAAAGGGTTGGATACTTTAACACCTCAAACGGGGCATTTCTTCAGCAATCTGGAACTACTGTTTCTTTTGTGCTTAGGTCAAATTCTCTTCCAACGCCCGGTACGCCTAGTGATATACGCACGGTAAACCAAGCCGATTGGAATATCGACAAAATGGACGGAACTGGTCCTAGTGGGCGAGTTCTTGACCTGACAAAGAACCAAATCCTTTACATGGATTTTGAATGGCTAGGTACAGGCGATGTGCGTTGCGGGTTCTATGTAGATGGACAGCCGCAGATTTGCCACATCTTCCACAATGACAATGAGCAGACTGCTGTTTACATGCAGACTGCCATCCTACCTGTTCGGTACGAAATCACCAATACAGGAGTTACTGCTTCAACCTCTAGCATGAAGCAAGTCTGCTCTTCTGTAATCAACATGGGTGGCTATGAGCAGGTAACTATAGATCACTCAGCCCGTAGAACCGCAGTGTTGACTACTATTAACACTACGTTTAAACCTTTAGTATCTATACGTCTTGCGTCTACAGCCTTGGGTGCAGTGGTTATTCCAAATAACATGATGGTGCTGCCTACAACCTCTCAGAACTATGAAGTTGCTTTGGTAAAAAACGCCACCCTTACAGGTGCATCATGGGCTGCGGCTCCTTCTGACAGCAATGTTGAGTACGATGTTACTGCTTCAGCAATTACAGGTGGAACTATAGTTAAGTCAACTTACACGACTGCAAGTGGTAGTGGTGGTGTAAACGTTTTGACTGATGCCATTGGGTATAACTGGGATTTGCAATTAGGTTGCTCCCTTACAAATGTCAGTGACGTTTTTACAGTGCAGATTAGAACTCTTTCAGGCGCTACTACAGGCGATGCGTTTGGTACTCTGTCATTTTATGACCTTACCAAGTAAACTACGATTAACTTATTTCTATTAAGGCAACTATGAGCCTACACGTACTCGCACATCACATGGCATCCAAAGGCAGGGGTCCAGACTCAATGCTGGTCCATATGACGCCCGGTGAAGTTAAATCGCTTCAAAAGATGGCAGAGAAACTAGGTGGATCACTAACCATTAACCCAGAAACAGGACTGCCAGAAGCTGGTTTTCTAGACAAATTGTTTAAAGCAGCATTGCCAATGATTGCTGGCTTTGCTCTTGGCCCTGCTGGTTTTGGACTGATGGGTGCTTTGGGTGCTGGCGCTACTGTAGGCGGCATCACTGCTCTAGCCACAGGCAGTCTATCCAAAGGATTGATGGCAGGTCTTGGTGCTTATGGTGGTGCTGGGCTTGGCGAAGCGTTTATGGGTGCGGGAACTAATGCCTTGACTAATGCAGGATTAGCTAACTATGGGGATACCCTTGCCGCGCAGGGACTTGAAGCCGGCACCCAAGCGTATGGTGATGCCGCATCTAAGTTGGCACTAGAGTCTCAAGCTGCGGCCAGTCAAGCGCCTATGATGGAAAAGTTGGGCGCAGGTTTTAATGCGGTTACAAAAGACCCGGCAGCTATGTGGGATTTTGCCAAAGCGAATAAGAATCCATTGATGGCATCTGGTTTGGCATTTGCAGCAGGACAAGAACCTGCAAAGCTAGACATTCCGACTACGACACAGCCTGCAATGATTCGGCCTATGCACTCTACATCCAGATTGCGTAATCCAAACGAAAAAGGATTTAATCCATCAGGATCAGTAACTGGCGCTAGAAATTATTTTGAAACCAATTACACAGTGCCAGAACCATATTTGGCAGCATCTGGCGGTATTGTTGCCTTGGCAGATGGTGGCATGACAGATGAACAACTAAGTAGCATAGGAACGTATTTAGCTACAAATCCTTCAGCTTCTGATTTGTCTGCTGCAATGCAACAATTTGGCGTTAGTCAATCTGATGTTGACTTGGCTCGTAGCCGGATGGCTCCTGCTGCAAATGCGTTTACACAAGCTCAATCTGGCAATACTGTAATCCCGGGTGCAGGAGAGTGGTGGACTACTCCAGAAGGCGGTGAGAGGTATCGTCAGCAGCAAGAAGATGAGCAGCGGCGTAGAGAAGAATATCTTACAGCCACACAGCAATTACGGTCAGCAACCGGGCAATCTGCTTTTCTATGTTAATTGATTCAGCTTTACGCAGTTCTGCGATCTTTGATGCTCGTGCTTTTGCTTCTGCTTCAGTGGCAAAGGTGGAAAGGAGTTGCTTACCAGCCCTGATTTCATAGCCTGCCGGAGCTTCTGTAAACGTACCAGAATGGATTGAGAAACCTTCTGGAAGGTCTTTGCTTACCTTGCGAGGTACATACGTTGGCTCTGTGACGACATCATCAATGACATCAAAATCACTATCCTGAACCGCCCGGTTAAAGATAGACTGAGCAACTCTGCGCTCATCTAGTGGACGGGGTGCTGCTCCCTCTCTTCGAACAGGCTCTGTAATAGCTGGGCCAGCAATAGCCAGTCTACCGGGTTCAGTTCCTTCAACTCGTTCGGCACCGGCAGTTCCGATTGGCTGTAGAGATGTGACATCGCTTGTTCCAACAACTGGACTGATAGGTGCTGTAACATCTGCCGCCTCTGCTTTGGGAATTGGAGGACTCTTGATGAGTTCCTGTATCTTGGAAACAATCTCGCTTTGTTTAAATGCCGGGGTTTCTGGGGACTTTGCTTCTGCCTGCAAAGAGTCAATAACATCTTGATACTGCTGATTGGTGAAGCGAACTGCGTTAGTTCCTTCTGGCAATGTCATCGGCGCAGGAAATTCTGGAGCATTCTTCAGCGCAGTTGATACAACATGCATCTGCGGTTGAGACATAGACTGAATTTCTTCTGTCCCTGCAACCCTGTTCAAGAAGTCTTTAAACCCTTGATTGTCTGTTTCAATATTCTTTGATCTAGCTTCGTCAAGAATAGATTGAGGAGTGTATTGAGACTTGCCGTCGTAGCCTGACTTGGCGACAAGGACATCATCAAGAAGCTGGTTTGAGACATCAGGTACTCTGCTCTGTAAGGCATCCTGTATATCTTCTACCGAGTATGCATTGACATCTGGCATACCGGCTTGATCACGGTACTCTTCAACCATCTGATTCAGATTGGCTGGCAACTCTGTTTTGTCAATGTCACCGAATGGTTTAAACATTGCGTCCAATGATGGACGTTGGGCGGGAGCTTCAGGCGCAACTTCGGGAGGTGGAGCAACCGGTGAAGGGCCACTAACAGCACCAATACCACCGGCAGTCAATGCGCCGATAAGACCTTCTTGTATAGCCTTACCTGCAACACCTTTAACCGTTGGGACATCTCTGCCTTCACGTTGCAATGCAAGGTTTTCGGCAAGTTGTTCTTGTCCACCTTGAAGACCTTCAGTAACAAATTCCTCCCCAGCAGCCACACCAACTCGCGGCAACAGCTTGGCCGCAGTCTTCTCTCTTGCTTCTTTGGTAAGGAAACGTTCAGCACCACCCTTGGATGCAATATACCCAAGGCCACCGCCTAGTGCAATCTGATCTAGGTTTTTACCTGCGTAGTCTTGAGCAGCAATAGCTTTCTGACGGGCTTCATCTTCAGGCGTTTTAGACTCAATCTCAGCCTGATAGACTGCGTCAAAGATTGCACCCTTTACAGCGCCAGCACCTTGAGCAGAGCCAACGACAGGAGCGTATGCCTTTGCCACCACATTGGCAGCAGCTACAGCCCTAGCACTTAGTCCCATAGCTGCGGCAGCAGGACCAGCAATAATGGCTGGAACATAAGGGACAAACGAACCTAAGCCTTGAGCTATAGACTGAAGAGGTGCTTCAGCAACATTCTTTACACCAGCCTTAATCTCTTCCCAAGTGCTGCCAGATTCTTCCGCAGCCTTCATCCGTTCAGCTTGACGGGCTAACTCAGCCTGCCTGCCAGATGTAAATTTAGTCTGAAGCTCTTTGCCAGCTTCACCTAATTTCTGGGATAGAGCA